ACCGCGAGAGTTCGACCGCGCGGCGTACGAGCGCTTTCGGCGATACCGGTGCGCTGTGATTACGGCACACCTCATTGCCAACAGCCCTTCTGTTGAGGGCGAATGGCGCTGCGTGGATGACCTTGCGGTGAGCGCAGAGACTTGCGAAGCTTTGCCGTGGGTCAAGGCGTGCAGAGAGGGAGAGCTGGCTTACCCGCAGTCTTATGCAGAGTGCGGGGTAAAGCTGACCCGAATAATTCCCTGGGTAAGACATTTGGAGAACTGGGAGTTTACAGCTCAGGACTGCACGCACGTGAGCGCAGCAGCTGAGCGGTACGCAGACATGAGCTCTGCTTCGGCGAATCCTCCTGAGGAAACCAATGAACTCCTGTACGTCCTGGCACACGGCCGCCTGTTGTCGCACATGCATTCGCCCGAAAGCGTACGGGAGGCACTAGAGAAGGATGAGGTGTTCTGGGATGCTATAGCCTTGCTGGCGTCGAAGCGTGAGAACACTAAGACGGGGGTGCCGCTCGCTGGCACGGACGTGTCGGCGACAAGGGAGACCCTGAGCGCTTGCGATATTGTCCGCGAGCTCCTCACGGAGTTTGACATCAACGCGGAGTACGTCTGTAAGCGCTTACATGGCGTCGCAGCTGGGTGCGGACGCGCTGAGCTAGAGCGAAAGGCAGACAGCTTGCTCTCGAGTGCGGGGGGGTCTGACATGCTTATAGCTCTGGACGCGGTGGGATGGAGCCCGTCGATGGTGCGAGAGATCGAGATGGACACCGCGGACGACATAGCTTCTCGCGGCCAGGTGCACGACAACTTCCGTCCGTCAAAGGTCTTTAAGGCGCTGAACTGTGTCACGGCTCGCGCTGGGTTCTTCAGAGACGGGATAGTTTCTGACGGGTCAGTGCAGGGATGGTTCGTACAGGTTGACTCTGCATTGAACTCGCTGGCAACGCAATGGTGTGTTTTTGAAGGTAAGCAGGAGGGATTCTTTCCGAGCATTGCGAAGGTCGAGAAAGAGTGCCAAATTGACGACATGCTTGGTGCATTCATCAACACTGGCAAGGGCGTCCGCGAAGTTGCTGAGTACCTCATAGCTAAGCTGAAAATTCTTGGCATAACGGCCGATCTAGTGAAGACGCTAGCGGCAGTGACGAAGGGCCACTTCCTTAACCGGCTCTTAGTGCTCATGAAGAAAGGAAGGGCTGAAGTGGTCACAGCGTGTAAGATCTTTTGCAAGGCGAACCGTGAGTACGAGCGCAAGTTCAGCGGGCTGAGCAGCCGTATCAGAAGCGTGTTTAACTCCTTCCTTGGGGCTGCCGATCGTGGAGCTTGCCCAGTTCTGTGCTATCGCTCGGCGTGTTGCCGCGCGCTGTCACTTGTAGCAGCGGCACGGGGTG